TTTTATCAATAAATAATCTTTTGTGAATTTGGCCAACCATACTGTAAGACTAACAGGCCGTTATTAATTTTATAGTGTTTTGAGGTCTCTAGCTCTTTTTGCTCTTCTACTTTTTGAACGACAATTCTTACAAAAATAAGACTTAGCGTCAAAGCTACCAATAGACAATTCTTTTTTACACATTAAACAAGTCTTTTTAGACTTTTCTTTTGGTATATTATTTTTTATATTTTCTAAACAAGGTGAACAAAACTTATTATACCCATCAGCATATTTTTGACTTTTAGGAAAATCTGAAACATCTTTTAATAATTTACATATTGAACATGTCTTATTTGTTGGATTTAATTTTGAAAGTTTATACTTTTGTTGTGCTTCTTGTATTCTCTGTGCGGCATCAATATCATCTCTTATCCAAGTAGCAAAAGCATCATAGCTAACAGGTAAATCTTTATACATGCTTCTACTTGTTAAAGTATGTTGACCATTTTCTATTCTTTTAGCAACAGTTTCTACTACATCATAATTTATCTTAAATACTGCACCAATGCCAGATTCATGTCTAATTTGACGAACTCTTTCTATAGATACACCCCACTCATCAGACCATTCACGAAGTAATCTTTCAGGATATTTTTTAAATAATTGAAGTGCTTCTTCTGGTGTAGGTGCTTGTCTATTTGGCATAGACTTATTTTACTATAAAAAGAACCGTTTTCTAAACTTTCCTATTATTTGTAAGTCGCTACCAGACAATATAGAAACAGAATTCATACCAATATTTCCTACATAACTTATAGAATAATCACCCATTGATTCTGAATCTGCTGCTGTAAAGTTTGATACTTGTGTTGATGATTGTGCGACAATTTCACCAGCTTCCTGTTGTGCAGACATAACTAATGCTGATTCTAACATTCTAGCTGATGCTCTAGCGCTTACATATTTAAATTGTATAGGTAATGTTCTTCCAGTTCCTCCACCAGTATCGTATCCAGCAGTATATGAAACTGTTATGTTATCAGGCCTAGCAAAAGACCATCTACTTCCAATTCTTCTTATTCTTCCATTTTCATACCACAAAAAATCTTTATCATTGCCATATTCCAATGTTGTGTCGTCTTCAGTTATAGAAGTAACAGATAATACAGGACCTTGTTCTAGAAATAATTCTTTGGTTTGATTACCAGACATTGTTTCAGTATAAGTGTTGTAATCAACGTCAATGCCTAAGTATTCTCTAATTGCGTCATCAACTAGAGGTATTATGTTATTTGTTAAATGCGTCTCTAAGTCTGAATGAAAATCTATTAAAGCAAATGTTTCTACATCAGCAGCAGTACAGAAAGCCATTTAGACCTCCTATTCTTCTGAGTCGAAATCTTTAACTTCTTCTACCTTAGCGGATTTATCTTCAACTGGTTTTTGAGCTTTCTTTTTTGCTGGAGCTGCTTTCTTAGAAGATTCTTTTTTCTTCTTAGGAGCATCTAAAGCACCTTGCTCTTTTAACCATTCAGTTGGATATTCCTTACCAGCTTTAGCAATTAAGTCTGCTTGAGCTGATGGCAAGTCTGCTGGAACACCCTTCCAGATTTTTCCGTCAGGTAATTTGTAAATATTTTGTTCTGGTATTGTATACATAATAATTTATCCTACCTTACTTCCCACGTTTTTTAGGTTTTTTAGGACCTTTCTTTGGTTTATACTTTCCGTATCCCATTTATCTTCTTCTCCTAGGTCGTCTAACACGGCCACCCATTTTCATCTTTCTAGGACGAACTCGACCACCCATTCTGTATGACTTAGGTCTACCCCTCGGCATTAGAATCTCCATCAAAATCTTTAACTTCCTCTTTTTTTGGTTTCATAAACTGTTGTAAAATTTGTTCTGATTTCTTAAAAAACTCTGCATCTCTTACGATTCTGCCAAATGCTTGTAATTGATTTTTTTTATCTTCTGGGTTCATATTTCTCCTTGTCTTCTTGGGGCAGCTTACAAAACCTGCCCCTAAGAAAACTAATTAGTTCTATTAAAAGTTTGTAATAGAACAGAATGCTGTTGGACGATAAATCACAAAACCAAGTCGCATAGTTAATCTAATTGCGAGTTGATTTTTTGCGAAGAAATCGCTGTGGCTATCGGAAACGGCTAGGTCAACGCCTTCTCTCATTACTACTTGAGCTGCGTCACCACCACCAAACTTACCAACTAAAGCTGTACCTTCAGCAATTACTGTTGAAGGAACTACTTTGAGACCCCAAATTCTTGGGGAAACATCAGCACCAAAACCACCTGCAACTACAAACAAAGGATTTTTGCTTGTGTAACCAGCTGAATCAGTTCCAGCTAAGTCGCCTACAGATGTAACGATTTGATACCAATCAGATGGGTGCATTACGATAGAATCAGCTTCTACGAATGCATCTTTTCTGATTTCTGTTATAGCTTGATAAATTTGACCTAATCTGTTTAAGTCCCCAGCAAATGAGCTGTAATCAAATGTATTGATTCCAGATTTGTTGAGTACACCAGTTAGGTTAGGAGCGCTTCCATCACCATTGACTAATTGGTTGTCCAAGTTCAATCTCATCATTGTTTGTAAACGTGAGTTGACATATCCTTGAATACCAGCAACATCAGCTAACAACTCGTCAGTTACAGGCAAGAAAGTAGCCATCTTTCTGATGGATTCTGTTCTTTCTGTAAATGCTAAAGCACCTTCATTAGATGTACTAATGTCAGTAGACTCAGCAACTGCACCAGCGTTGTTGGTGAATGTTGTCTCTTCGAGGTAGACGTATGCATTTTGGGATGTTTGAATTTGGTCAAACAATCCAATAACGCTGTCTGGGTTACGAAGAGCGGTCTCTAGGATACCAGGAGCTCTTAAGCTCTCTGGTGGATAACCAGTTGTGTTCAAGGTTGTTTTAAATTCAGCTCTTGAATCTACACCTTTAACGCCATTCTCTGTGTATGCTTTATAAGCATCAGAGGTAGCAAATTGCTCACCAATTGTTTGTGGGCCTTTTGCTTCTTCCATTTGATTAGGAATAGCATTTACAGGTGCTTGTTCAGCTTGAATTTCCATAGCCTTCTCGTTTTCTGCTTTAGCATTTTCGACTTTTAAATCATCAACAAGTCCAGCAAGTTCTGTGTTGAGGCCTTTGATTTTCTCTTTAGCCTCAGGAGTGTACTTGCCGTCTTCAGATGTATCGAAAGCTGCTTTAAGCTCTTCACGAGATTTTGCAATCTGCTCTTTGAGTTCTTGCACTTTTGACATATTGGTTATTCTCCTATATATATTATTGGGTTTATTTTTTAGAGGACAGGCTCGTCCTCTTCTGTTATGTCGATATCCACTGTGTCAGACAATAAAGCCTGACCCTCTAACCACTCTGCATCAAAATCTTCGTCAGCTGATTCACTGTTATCATCTGTAACGGCTTCAGGTGATTCGACTTCAGGTTCTTCTGAAGATTCCACCTCTTCTACCTCAAAATCATCAGATGGGTCTTCATCTTCAATGATTTCTTCAACAGGTTGTTGTTCCTCTACTTCTAACTCTAAAACCTCTTCAGTTCCGACATTTTCGATAAATTGGTCTATTTCAACCCAAGCATCGCTTAAGTCTTCTTGAACTGCTCTTAAGGCTTCAGTAGCTTTTGTACCTAGTGTTCTTCCATCTTTAGCACGCAACATCGCAATGGCGGTAGCTCGTACCATCAAGTCGTTCAATGCAGCAAGCACATCTTTGACTTGTTCTGAGAAAGTTTGACTTTTCTCGGACATTTCAATTTCTTCTGATTCTTGTGTCTCTAATTCTTGTGCTTCCATTAATTCTTTTAGATAAACCGCAGGGTCTTCTATCATTTTTGCACAGTGTTCACAAGATTCAGCATTTGCATTATGTGCAACTACTGGTTCTTCAGAAGAAACTTCAGCTTCTGGTTCTTCTTTTTCAAAAGAATCAGAGCCTAAAACACTTTTTTTCTCTTCCTCCACTAAATCTTCAACCAATTCTTTATTTGATTTGATTGCCATAGTGTAGGTCTCTTGATTTGCACCAACAAGTACAGGAGATACTTCAAAGACAGTTAAGTCTTTTAAATATCTTGCATCTTGTTCTTGTTCGCTGTCAGCACTTTTAAATGGTGCTCTTTCAGAGTCATTAACTCTGTAACCGAATGACCATTGTTGCATGTCACCCATGTTTTTTACAATTTTATAAGCTTCTTGCCCTGAATCAGTATCCATGAAAAATTCACCATCAAAGGTTGCTTTTCCATCGTCTTCTTTGATTCTTCCTTTACCGATTGGCATGTCCCATTTATGAGCCCATACCATAGGGACATCGCCAGATTTAAAACCTGATTTGATTGAACCTGGGAGAACGACATCTCCGTCAGAATCTAGACTATTGAATACTGAAAATACGGCTGAAACTTTACCTTCGGCTTCTTCTTTTAATTCGAAGTCGATGGCTTTTACTTCTTTTTCAGACATAGCTATTAATATCTCCTCTGTTAACAGATTTATTAAAAGGTACGCTATATTAGTAATTTTTGCAGATGCTTTAAAAAAGCGTGGTATTTTATTCGTCTTTTATGTCTTTAATAACAGTGAGTTTAGAAACTGGCATTGTTACTTTTCTATCGGTTTTTTTATGTTTTCCACTTTCTAGTATTGCATATACTTGCATAGTGGCTTCTCCATCACTTACAGATGTAACTACTCCATGTACTGTTGAGGGTGGGTCTGGGTCCTTATTTATAGACCAACTAACAGATTGTCCTACTCTAACACTAGCTGCTTTCTCTCCACTCTTTTTAGATGAGAGAGGGTGGGAAGAAGGTAGCAAGTCTTGGTCATAAGGTTTTCTCTTAAATCGTCCTGTACGCAAAGCGTGTAAGAACCCATTTACTCTGGCTAATCCCCATTGGTCAGCTGAAGTTACATTACCTCTAACTGAACCTGGATTAGTTCTGTAAGCACCGACACCTCTATTAAAAACTGCGGCCAAAGTTCTAGCATTCGTTTTGTGTCTAGGATTTTTTGAATTATGATTACTTGCTTTTTCTGCAAGTATTTTCTTTATTCTTCCAGATATTGCTTTTAATGCAATATCATCAGCCATTTGGTTTGCTAGTTCAGCAGCGGCTTTTCTCCTAGAACGAACTACTTTCTTTTGGTCGTTAACTATTTTTTTCATAGCAGATACGCCTATGTTAGAAACACCACCCCACTTAATATTGGCAATAGTACCATTAAGTCGGTTGTTACCTTGATGTCTTCCCATGTAGCGTTCTCTTCTACGAACCCAGTTAAGAACTGATTCACTTCTATCACCAGACTTATATTTAGTCCAATTAGCAAATGCATCATTTCCTGTAAACGATGTAGGAGGATTACCTCCATTACCAGCTCTTCTCCAAATCTCAGGCCAATTTTCTTTTAGGTCTTTAGCGTACCCATATGGAAATTGCTTGTACTTTGAATTTGAGATTGATACTTGTTTATCATCTCCTGGACTTGGAAAATTTGTTCTATCTTTTTTAGGTTTTTCTTTTACGTTTTCTGGTTCAATACTAAATTGTGATTCCATAATAACTTCTGCTTCTTCTAAACTTACTTTGAGTTCTTCCATTATATCAACAAGGTAAGATTTTTTTGACCTTTCCATTTGTTCATGACTTGCACAAGGCATATAGTAAGTAGTTCCTCTTACTTCGTGTTCGTGATAACCTTCGCAACCAATTTCTTTTGCTCTTCTTTCAGCAGCTTCTATTGTGTCATACATCCACATATTGCTAGAAGTATTTCGACCTGGGTGTGCAGACTTTACTAACTTACCATAATCTTCTTCACTATCGCATGGCATATAAAATTTACCAGCTGGTCCTCTATCAACTACATGATAACCATCACAACCTAACTCTTTTGCTCTTGCTATAGCTTCTTCTCTTGTAGTGTAAGTATCAGCCATTGCTGGTGCTGCTTCTTTTTTACCTAAAAACTTTTCAGCTTCTTTTTCTGTATCAAAACATTTAATTACTTTTCCTGTGTCATGACTTATTACACAGTATGAACCATTAGGCATTTTTGCAATATATTTTTCCTCATTACGAGGTTCTTCGTTTTGCTGTATTCTATCTGCTCTAGGATTTTCAACAGGATAATTTTGTCCAGCTAATAAATCTTTTTGTTCTGTTTCAATGTTAGAACTAGCAGCAGCTAATGGATTACCCTCTTGTTCATCTCTAGCT